GGTGAACGCGAGACCCCTATGATTCTGTGCGTGTAACCGTCAAGAACAATACCTATGCAAAACAATCACATCCGGTTCCTTGTCGATCAGTACGGCGTGGCAAACGTGGCCTGGTTTATTCGTTTGATGAAGCAAGGCACGCCACCCGAGCAACTGGCAGGATATTGCGTGCCAAATGCTCAGGACAGCCGGCGTGACGGTGTTTTCCGGGCGCTTCAATACGCCGCCACCGTTCCCAACTCGATGCTGCCTCCGGAAATATTGAAGGCCTTGACGCCATGATGACACAACGAGGATACGCCAAACACGCCGGTGTTTCCCATGGCTACGTCACCCAACTGGTGGCGAAGGGGATGCCTATGGACAGCCCGGAGGCCGCCGATGCCTGGCGGAAGAAAAACATCCGCGCCAAAGCTACTACGCAACACATCGACACACCGCACCAACAGGAACCCACCGCAATCGAACAAGAAGGCCCCTACAGGCCTGCGGAAGCCTCAAACCATATCAACACAGCAACAGCCTCCTGCGATTCCCCAGAAGGCGCCTACGAGAGACAGAGGCAAATCGAGCTGGAAGCCTACAAGCTGGTTGTCGTGGCCATGAAAGAAGGCCGTGCCGACACCGCCCGCCTTGTCTCAATCCATGCAGCCGCGGCAAAGAACCTTACGTCGGCCCGTGACGAGGTGATCGCCCAGGCCGAGAAAGAACGGCGCCTAGTCTCCGGCGACTGGGTGCGGAAGGTGATGCAGGAGCATGACGGGGCGGTGGCCTCGTTGCTGAAGGCCATGCCGAAACAGCTCTCCGGCCGGATAGCACCGCACGACCCAGAGCACGCCGAGCGTGAATTGACCAGGTGGGTGCAGGAGGTTTGCCTCAAGACGTTACACAATACCGACCCATGGAAAGCCTGACCGATCTCCAGCGCAGCCTGTTAGACTACCGCCGCAACCTCTACCGGCCCACCCCGCAGCAGACGGTGGTCGAATGGTCCGAGGCCAACCTACGGCTTACCCAACGGCAGACCGAGCACCCGGGGCCGTTTTCCACGTCGGTCAGGCCCTACACCCGGGAGCCCATGGAAGACTGGAAGAACCCATCGGTCTCCGAGGTGACACTGTGCTGGGGGTCACAGACATCGAAGACCACCACCCTGATGGCCGGCCTGGCCTGGTTGATCGCAAACGAGCCCAGCCCGGCCTTGTGGCTGATGCCTTCCGAAAATCTCGCCCGATCATTCAGTAAGAGCCGCTGGCTGCCCATGCTGGAGGACAGTCCGACAATGCTCGAATGCTTCCCGGCCGAGGCCGACAAGATCACCAACCTGGAGCAGAACTTTACACGGTCGACCCTGACGTTTGTCGGATCCAACAGCCCGGCAAACCTTGCCTCTCGCCCGGTACGGGTGCTGATCGCCGACGAGGTGGACAAGTTCGCCGAGGCCACCAGTAAGGAAGCCGATGCCCTCGACCTGGCCGAGCAGCGTCTGAAATCGTTCTCCAGCTCCAAGGCCTTCATGACCAGCACGCCCACCGTGGTCGAAGGCCGGATCTGGCAGCGCTTCCTCCGCGGGGACCAGCGCCGGTACTACCTACCCTGCCCACATTGCCGGGAGCTGATCAAACTGGAATGGCGCCAAGTGACCTGGGACGACGCCAAGACCGAGGACGGCAAACACGATCTAGCCAAGATCCGAGCCTCCGCCCACTACGTCTGCCAGCTCTGCCTCGGCAAGATCACCGATGCCCACAAGGTGGCAGCCCTCCGCCATGGACAATGGCGCCCAGAGAATCCCAACGCCATGCCCGGTGTTCGATCCTACCACCTGTCGAGCCTTTACAGCCCCGACCGCAAATGCACCTGGGGCCATCTGGCCGTGGCCTTCCTCGAAGCCAAATCCTCGATGGCCGGCCTCCAGGGCTTCATCAACGGCAACTTGGCCGAGCCTTGGGAACAACAGGACATCCAACAGGAACGACCCGAGACATCTGCCACCGTGACGCTCGATGGCGGCCGCCGCTACCTGACCGCAGACGTCCAGGCCGTGGCGCCGTTCCTGTGGTGGGTATGCCGCGAATGGAAGGACGGCAACTCGACATTGATCGCTGCCGGCCATGCCGACGACTTCGCAGCCCTCCGCCGGGTGCAGGTGGCCCTCAATGTGCACGACATGGATGTGGGCATCGACTCCGGCTTCAACACGCAGACGGTCTACGACGCCTGCGCCGCCTATTCCTCGGTGACATCCAACCCAATCACGTTCCCGTGTGGCCTGCGCTACCCACCGGAAGGCGGCCTAAGGAAGCCCATGGTGATCGGCTGGATGCCGCTCAAAGGACGAGAGACCGGAGCCCGGTTCACGACAGCTTCCGGCGCCGTCCACCCGTTCGGCCTGTCGACATCTTCCTCGATGCGTACCGACGTGGTGCAGCCGCTCCTAGTATTCGACACCGAGCACCTCCGCGATATGCTCTCTAGGCTAAGGAAGGGCGACATCGACCGGGAATGGGGCGTCCATCAGGATCCGCCCAGTGTCCAGGCCGAAGGTGCCTACATCGCAGAACCCGATCTCTACTGGCGGCACCTCGACTCACACGTCCTACGACCACAAGCCAACCGCGCCGGCCGGATCAAACACGTCTGGGTTAAGAGGAACCAAAAGTGGCCCGACCATCTGCATGACTGCGAAATCATGCAGCTCGCCATGGTGATGCTGTGGAACGACCTTGTTTCTACTCCGGAGCAATAACTTTTACTAACTGGTTGAAGGCAGGCCAAACACCTGCAGGGTCTCCGCCGGAATGTTCACATTCACGGTGGCCATCAAAAGGAGCTACCTCCGGGCTGTCTACTCGACGCTCGGTGGCGTGACCCTATTGGCTGCCTTGTCGGCCAAGTCCGTGGCGGCCTCGTCGGTGATTGAATCCGGCCAGGTTGTCCGGTCGACTTCATCGTCGGATGTTTCTGTCGAGTTTGCCGAGCCAGGCAAAGGCGCTCCGACCCCGTCAGAAATGGTCGAGATGTGGGAAAGCCTACTCAATGACTACGACCTGGCCGTTTACTATCTCAATCAGGAAGGCGTGGCCAGCCCCACCGATGCTCAGATTTACAACAAGATGATGGCCGTGGTGCTTGTGGCTGCCACGTCTTACGGCGGCGACTTCTCGAACTTTCGCCGAGAGGCGAGCTACCGGGTGGGGATGTCCTAATGGGTTTCCTTGACACCATCCTGGCTAAGTTCCGTTCGGCACCCGTCGACCGTTATGAGGGCGCCTCGAACTCGATTCGCCGATCCTTCCTCGACACGTCGTACACCTCGGTGCGGTTCGATGTCACCAGCTCCACCCGGCAGCAGATCGTCCGAAAGTCCCGGTTCTTCGAGCAGAACAACGCGGTCATGAACCGCCTGGGTGACCTGTTCGAGAACTACACGGTCGGCAGCAACTTCAGCGTGCAGCCGGCCAGCTCCGATCCCGAGTGGAATCTCAAGGCAAAGAAATGGTGGGATATCTGGTGCAGATATCCGGACATCGGATCACGGCAGTCTTTCGGCACCCTGATGTCGCTGGCCGCCCGCGGCTGGTTCTACGACGGCGAATCTTTCATCCTGCTCACTAAGGGCGAAACCGGCCGGCCCCGCCTGCAGCTCATCGAGCCGCAGCAGGTTTCCACCCCTACCGGGCAGGAGAATCAACCGGACATCTTCGACGGTGTGCGGTTCGATACTCGCACCGGTCGAGCTCTCAGCTACTTCGTCGGCCAGGAGCAGCAACAGGGACAGCTCGCCGACATTCGCTCGATCTCATCCGACTCGATCATCCACATCTACGAGGCCCAACGTGCCGGCCAGCTCCGCGGTCTTCCGTTCGTAGCGTGCGTAATCAACGACCTTCACGACCTGGACGATCTCCAAAAGCTGGAGATGGAATCCTGTAAACTGGCCTCCAGTGTGGCCCAGGTGATTAAGACCAGCTCCGGGGAAGTTCAGGCCACCAGCCTGCGCTCAGGTGTGGCCGGTTCTCAAGGCACTGCCCAGAACTACTACGAGAACGTGTTCGGTTCCTCGGTGAAGGTGCTGAAGTCCGGCGACGAATTCGAGCAATTCCAAGCCGACCGCCCCAACGTCAACATGCGCGAATACTGGCGCAACCTGACCGAGAAGGTGTGCGCCGGCGTCGGCATCCCTTACATCCTGGTTTTCCCCGAGGGAATGCAGGGCACCGTCTACCGCGGCGCCCTCGATATGTCGTCGGTGTGGTTCCGGAGCCGTCACCAGGTGATGGCATCGGCCGCCCGCCGTATCTGGGAACACGTCATGGAGTACGCCATCCGGATGGATCCCAGCCTGCGCGACTCTCCCGACGACTGGTATGAAGTCGCCATCCAGGCGCCCCGGGCTCCCAACGTCGACGTCGGCCGTAATTCCGCGGCCCAACTGGCCGAGCTCGAAGCCGGTGTAACCACCTTTGACGAGATCTATGGCGCCCGCGGTATCGACTGGCGCTCCGCCTTGGAGTCGAAGGCACAACAGGCCAAATACATTCAAGACCTCGCCGGAAAGTACGGCATCGACGTCTCGCAAATCTCGACCGCCCAGAAGCAGCCCATCGCCCCGGAGCCAGCCGACATGACCATGCAGGAAAACCCGTCGGGCACTATGCCTGAACAAATCCCGGCCGAGCCCATCCAAGAGGTTGTCGCCGTGGCAGGCCCGAAGAAACGCAAACCTAGGGCCAAGAAAACCGAATGACTAAAGTAAACAACTGGCTTTCCTACCAGCCGCGAAACTCCTCCATGGAGCCGGCCACGCTCCAAATCTTCGACCAGATCGGCGAGGACTGGTTCGGTGGTTCCGGCATCTCCGCCAAGGCGTTCTCCGATGCCCTGATGTCTGTCGGGCCCGGCCCTCTGGTGGTCGAGATCAACAGCCCCGGCGGCAACGTCTGGGACGGTCTCGCCATCTACAACATGCTCCGCGGACGTAATGCCCAGGTGACCACCCGGGTGGTCGGCATTGCCGCATCCATTGCCTCGATCATCGCCCTGGCCGGTGACACGGTTGAGATGGCCGACGCCTCGTTGTTCATGATTCACGACCCCTCCGGAATGGTGGCAGGCACCTCGGAGGATATGCGAAAAATGGCGGACGCTCTCGACCAGCATGCCGAGATACTGGCCGGCATTTACGCCAAATGCACCGGAAAGCCTGTCGCTCAAATCCGCGCGGCAATGAGCGCCGAGACTTGGTTCACCGCCCAGGAGGCCATGCAGTTCGGATTTGCTGACTGCATGACCGAGCTGCCCGCCATGGCTGCCTGCTGGCATCCCCGGGCGGTCACCCGCTCCGCACCGCCCACCGTTCGCCGCAATCTCGAACGCGGCATTCAGCAATACGAAGACGGCCTTGGTGGCGATGGTCTCGAAGAGGCCACCGTGATCGACGCCCGTAATCTGGCCAAGGGCGAAGAGCCCAGCATCGAGAAGGTCAAAAAGGCCGTGGCCTGGTGGGCACGCAATGACCGATTCCTCGAAGCAGAGCCTAACACCCCGGCCGACGTGGCTGCCAACCTGTGGGGAGGCGCCGCCGGCCGCGACTGGTTCAATGCACTCGCCGCCCAGATCGACGAGGAAGAGGAGCTATCCGAGCCCGAGGACAAGATTTCTACGGCAGGCACTTCCGCCTCCGAAGATGGCGCGACAACCGCGCCGACATCACAGCAGACACCACACAACATGACTGAATCCAACACCGTGGTGGCGGCCGCTCCTAGTGCGCCGACCGCCCTCGACATCGACGCTATCGTCGCCAAGGCCGTCGCCGCTGCCATCAGCGCCAAGGCCCCCACCGCCGCCCCGGCTCCGGAGCCCATCGCCCCGGTTCGCATCGAGAACCTCGGCAACCCGCTGCTTGAGGCTCACAAGAAGATGCAGGCCGGTGCCGACCGCCGCTCCTGGTTGATCTCCAACCACAGCGAGCTGTTGCGCCAGAGCGCCATCCACGCTCCCCAGAACGCCAACACGTTCGCCTCCGGCCTGGTTGTCGATTACCTCGCCGATGCAGTGATCACTGTGGCCGCCACTCGTTTGGCCCTGGTCTCCGCTTTCAGCCGCAACGTCGGCCTGGACAACCTCAGGCCCCGCGCGTCCGTGCAGGTCAAGAAGTACACCACCGGAACCGCTGCCCAGACCAATCCGACGTCCTGGGAAACCAACAACGATTCGACGCTGGCCGCCACCGCGGTCACCGTGAACCAGATCTCGAAGAACTTCACGGTCACCCAGCAGGAGCTTAACCAGGGCTTCATGCTGTCCGATCTGGCTGCCGGTTCTGCCGATCTGTTTGCCTACGGCATCAGCGACGTGCTGACCGCGCTCATGGTCACTGGTAACTACGGCGCCGTTACCGGCATCGGCTCCGCCGCCAACTTCGACAGCTCGGACCTTCCTGCGATCCTCGCTCTGGCGAAAAACTACCGCAGCAAGAACCTCATCCTGGACGGTGGCCACCTGGCTCGCATCCAGTTCTCCGGCACCACCACCGCGGCCGCCGGAACCGCCGCGTTCCCTGACAGCCGCTACGGCCCCCTCAACAACGGCCGATTCGGCTTCGATGTGATCGCTGAGAACAACCGTTGGACCTCGGCCGAGACTAACACGGTCGGCTTCGTCTGCGGCCCTGATGCCATTGCCATCGCCTCCGGCCTGCCAGTCGGCATGATCGCCGGTGAATTCATCGAGCAGCGCACGGTGACCACCAACAACGGTTTGAGCTGCTTGCTGTCCGTCTGGTACAGCCGCGCGAGCCGCAGCCACATGGCGTCCTACGACATCATGTTCGGCGCCGCGGCCGCGGACACGACTCAGGCCGAGATTCTGACTACCGCTTAAGGTTACCCATGAGAATCGCCACAACCATCTCGGTGGACAAGAACGGCAAAACCAAGCTCGTTTCTGGTCCCGAAGTCGACGCGTCTCTCCAGCGCGACGGCTTCAACACCGCGACCGTTCCCGAAGGAGGCAAGCTCATCCTGTGGATACAGGGAGCCCTGGCACCGAAAGTTCGCAAAGGATAACACACAACCCGGGGGCCTCGGTAATACGGCCGGGGCCCCCTCTACCGATCAAACAAAATGGCCGTTCAAGCAGACATTTCAACCGAGTACAGCATGGGCCGAGAAGGCTTCGAGCTGTTCACCACTACCGCAGCGCAGACCGGCGCTTGGTCTGGCTTGATCCCGATTGAGCCGACGGTGTTCACGTCGATCACCGGACACCGCATTGCCGGAACGTGGACCTCCAAGACGATTCCCGCTGGAACCCCGCTGGTGGGCAACATCACCGGCTTCCAGATCTCCAGCGGCTCTGTACTGGCGTTTAACGCTCGCGCCTAAATGATTTCACTCGGAACATCAATCAACAGGACACGATCTGTAAGCCAGATTATGCCCGAGCCTCCGATCATGCGGAGGGATGTTCTGCAAGAGGACGAGACCTTCCTTCTTCAAGAGGATGGTGTGAGCAAGCTCGTCATTTCATTTGGAACCTTCGACAGCATAGTGCTGGAGGACGGGACCAGTTTCCTTTTACAAGAAGACCTCGGAAAATTCATTCTAACCGTTTACTGATATGGCAGACTCAAAGATTACAGCATTAACGGCGTTGACCGCCGCCGATCCCGCAAACGACATGATTCCCATTGTGGACGTGTCAGATACGCCACCAGCGTCAGGGAATACCAAGCGCATCTCGATCAACAACATCCTCGCTTGTTCGCCATCCGCCACCCTCGCCAGCGCCACCATCACCGGCAATCTGACGACTCAAGGTACTCAGGTAAAACTGTCCAATCAAGCTGCTGCTGATTGTACCATCCTCATTGGACCTGATACCGCTTCTGCTGCCCGTTCAGGGCGAATTGGTTATGTAACAAGCAGCGTTTACAAAAACTGGTTTTTGGCATCGAGCTGGAACACTGCCGGTGGATTTGAGTTTACTCAATCGACTGCTGCTGGTGGAACTACGATGGCAGCAACCCCATCGTTCCGAATCAATGCGGATTCAACATTTGATTTCCTCGACGGCGCAGGCGGCACTCGAATGACCCTGAACTCTACGGGGCTGGGCGTGGGGACGGTTCCTGCGAATGGACTTAAACTGTCGTCGTTCGTGACGACCGATGGCGCACCTGCTACAAGCGGAACCACTCAGACTTCCGGTTCGTTCCGTGTCGGAGCTACTTCTACGGCTGGAGCAATGGACATGGGTACGGCTGGTTCGTACTCGTGGATTCAAGCTCTTGATCGCACAAATCTCGCAACCAACTACAACCTCGCTCTACAGCCGAATGGTGGGAATTTGCTGGTGGGTAAGACGAGCACTGCCGCAACAGCTGGTGGTGGTGTTGTTTATTTAGGAAGACTTGATTCTGCGCGTGATACTGGAGATGCCGCAACTTTCAAACATACAACTCTTGGTAATACGGTTGGTTCTATTTCTATTACCAATGTCGCAACCGCATACAACACTTCTTCCGACTATCGACTGAAGGAATCTGTGAAACCCATCTCCGGTGGTTTAGCTCGCATCAATGCGCTCAAGCCGTCTATCTACAACTGGAAGTCTGACGGTTCAACTGGCGAAGGATTCTTGGCCCACGAACTGGCCGAAGTGGTTCCTCTTGCTGTCAGCGGCGAGAAGGATGCGGTAAATGAAGACGGGTCAATCAAGACTCAAGGAGTCGATCTGTCCAAGCTCGTCCCCATCTTGGTTGCTGCCATCCAAGAACTCACCGCTGAAGTCAACGCTCTGAAGAACGCCTAATAATATGACCATCCTCTGGCTCATCGAACGACTTCTCGTTAAGCCCACCGAAGGCTCCCTCACCGATGTCGTGATTACCGCCGACTGGCGTTGCAACGGCTCGCAGGATAACTACAGCGGAACTTGCTACGGATCGACCTCATTCGCTCCGCCGAGCGGATCGTTCACTCCTTACGAGGATCTGACCGAGCATCAGGTGTTGGACTGGTGCTACGCCAATGGAGTCGATAAGACCGCGATTGAAGCGAACGTGACGCAGCAGATCAACGACCAGATCAACCCGCCGATCATCGCTCCGCCGCTGCCGTGGGTTCCTCCGTTGATTGAGCAGAAGGTGCCGGTTTTGGTTGCGGAGCCAACCATCGTTGTTGAGACTCCGACCGTATGATCAAGATCGAACTCACTCCCCAGCAATTCAACCAACTCTATGAACTGCTGGTCATTGGTATGAAGGCCGGCAACGTCCAAAACATGAAGGTCGGACTGCCGCTCGTTGAAATCCTCGAAACCGCAGCCGCGCAACACAAACCCGAGTAACATGGACGCAACCAACCACGGCGGAACGAATGGACTAGCCTTGTCGCTTGGCACAGCAGCAGCAGCAACGTCTGCATCTATGCTGCCCCAGCTCACCGATGAGATCCGTTTTCTCTCCGCCGTGGTTGGTTTGATTGCGGCCTGTGTTGCCCTTTACAAAGCCCTGAAGAAATGAAAAACACCAAGACAACTCTCGCCGGTATCGGAGCCATCCTCGTCGCAGTCGGTGGGGCTCTCAAGGCCATCTTCGATGGTGATCCCAGCAGCAACGTCGATCTCGCTGCAACCATTGCCGCAGTGACCGCCGGTGTAGGCCTGATCGCCGCCAAGGATGCCGAGAAAAAGGAATGAACTTTATCGAGCAGATCGTGACGGCCATTCTGAAATGGCTGACCGGCCTGGCTAAAACTGAACCCACTGCCGAAGATGCCAAACCAGACACCGAGCTTAAGCAAAAGCTGCTGGATCGCATTGATCGCTCTGGCGTCTAGCTGTGGCTGTCAGACCCGAGTGGTCTATGTGCCCCACGGCGAGCCTGTGCGCCTCGCTGAGAGCGTTAAAGCTCGTGTCTGGGTCAAAGGAGCGGACGGTGTTCCTGTTCTCTCCAGGAACCGTATAACGCTCGCAGAAGGTTGGTACGCTCTCCCTAAGGAATAAAATCATGGCCCAGCAAATCATCAACATCGGCACCATCGCCAACGACAACACCGGGGACACGCTCCGGGGCGCCGGCCAGAAGATCAACGACAACTTTGACGAGCTGTATGGCAACCTGCCCATTGATGCAGCCCCATCGACATGGGTGCCTACGCTGACCGACTCCGGCGGCGGCCGTACCTACGCCATCACGACTAACACGGCACGCCACACTTCTATCGGGTATGTGACCACATTTACCGCAGATCTGACCGTCAACTCGGTTGCCGGATCCGCTACTGGCCAGCTTCGCCTGACGTTGCCCGATTCGGTGACCTACACCACCGCGGCAGCCGTGTGGCTAACCAATGCGACCAACCAGGCCAAGACCATGATCATCGCCCGGGTGGTCGGCGGAACAAACTACCTCGAACTGTCTGCCTTCGAGACGGGTACTACCAGCAGTCTGGCAGGCCACGTTCAAGCTACGACCCGAATCATTGTCTCCGGCGTCTACTTCACCGCCTAACATGACCACCATCGGATCCAGTCTCCAGCAGGGCATGGCAGTTCTCCAGCAGATGCTGGGGGCGCCCATGTTTATCTGGGAGGGGACGTCGATCCGGTGCATCCCGGCAGCCGTCACCGACGCCAATAACCCGGTTGCCGGTGGGTTCCAGGACAACGTGACCTCCCGGATCCTGGTCATGTTCTCCGACTGGAAGACTTGTGATAGCACATTGGTCACAATGGACTCGACGCTGTACACGCTCGACCAGGGCACGACCTTCTCAAGGCTGCAGCGTGAAGATTCCGGGTTCGTTCTCCTGGAGAACACCGACCGGATCGCTCTCACCTTCTGTAAGCCGCGTCCGGTGGTCGGGCGCACGCTGGTATATCAAGGCCGGACCCTCCGGATCCTGTCCTGCCGTGTGGATGCCTCCGGCGCCTACTACAGCCTCGAACTAGGAGCGAAAACCAAATGAGGCAGGGCATCTACATGAACGTCGACACAAGTCGTTTTGACGCGGCCATGAAGGCGTATTTGTTGGCCACCGAGCGCGACCTGCACAAGGCCGTTAACTCCCGGATGTTCTACCTGATGGTCCGACTGTTCGTTTTGGTTCCACCCAAGAGCCCGAGCGCCGAGCGTGCCCGCATTGGCGACTATCTCAAAAAGCCGCTTGGAGACATCAATCGGAAATCCAAGAAGACCGGCAAACGCATCGGCCTGTCTCGCCTGTTGCGTCGGGTGCATCTGATCGCCCAGGCAAAGGAACGTGCAGCCGGGCGCCGCGGTCTCTATGGCAAGGCCATGAAGGACGCAGCCTCGGCCATCTACCGGAAAGCTATCGGTTCGGTTGGCTACCTCCGCTCCGGTGTGGTCAAGGCCATCCGCCTCTACAACCGTGGGTTCACCCAATACAAGAAACCAAAGTGGGTGCCTTTGGTGAAACCACCGGGCTACAAGGAGTCGAAGGCCACCAACGCAGCACTGGTGGCATTGGCGAATCAATACGGCCTGCCAGAGGAGAACGTGGCCGTTCACAAAGGAACAAGAGCCCGAGGCACTCAGGCTGCGCCAGGATGGAATCCAGAGGCCTCTGTTTTCATGTCTGTCGGCATCGCTGACAACCAGCACGGCCGCGTGCAGTCGATTTACGATGCAGCCATGCAAAGGGCGCTCGACGATGAGACCGCTGAAATGACCAACCACATGACCGCGGCGGTCCTAGCCAACGGTAAGGTCTTGGTGGACAATGGCATCGACATCAAATGAACGCCGTAGCACTTAGAGCCGAAAGAGCCCTGGTGGATTACCTGACCGCCGCCGACTGGTCGGCATCGGGTGCTGGTGTTCCAACCTGCCTAACGTCCTATAGCCACGGCCTTTTCACCGATCCGGACGAGGAGGACACTATGCCAGACCTCCCCATCGTGGTGCAGGCTGGTTCGACCAGGCCGGTGCAGCGTTTCGACACCACCTGTGAAGTCGATGTCTCGGTGGAGTTTCAGTTTTCCGCGGACGATACCAGCGAATCCCAGATCCTGAGTTCCATGCAGGTGCTCGACAATCTGCTGGAGCCGTTGTTTGACGACGGTGGCGCCTCGGTGCTCGACGCTCCGGAAGACGACCCATCAGGTCCATTCACCGCGCAATTTGCGGTTCCCAACGACTTTGGTGGCAACACCATCTCCAACCGCTCCCGGAACTTCGCCAGGACGTTCACCCTTTACTGCAGCGCAACCCTCTAACCCAAACCACACATGGCTACATCACAAGGCAGCAAATACATTTTCGGATCACCGGCAACCCTGGCTCTTTATGATTCAGACGGTTCTGCTATTCTAACCGGATATCTTCCACCAGATATTGAGTCTTATGATCTGACTCATGAGGCCGACACCGAAGAAGTTCGGAACAGCTCCGGCGAGGTGGTTGGACACATCGGATACAACGACCGATTGACGCTGACCATCAACTTCATTCCGGCAGACACCACCAGCGTGGCAAATGCCCGTTTGTCGGCTCAGCTTCCGAATGTGAACGGAACCTGCGTAATCACCGGTGCTCCAGTCATTCGCGCTGGTAAGTTCACCGATGCCATCAATGCGCCTGGTGCTGGTTCACCGACCCCTGGCGGTCGCTGGATCTATGCTGGCGGTGGTTCCATTAAGACCACGGCCACCGGCAAGGCCACCGGCACGATCACTTTGAAGCGGTACTTCAACATCACCGTCACCGGAGTCGCAACCACCCTGTGAGCCAACTGGCCGACATCCTGACAGCTACAGCAAAGCCCTGCCCGGTGGTCATGGGGCTCCGGCTGTTGCCGTATTCGGTTGGGCACTCACTGGTGCTTCACCGCATCGGCTCGCCTCTGGTTGTCGGCGGCCACGTCGGCCGCGCGGATCTCATGACCGCGGTGCTCATCTGTTCACAGCCCATCCAGGAGTCGCTGGCGGCGATCTATTCACCCCTCCGCAATCTGGCTCTGAAGGCCTGGTCATGGAAGGTGAAGCGCCTGTCATTCGATGCCGAGCTGGACAAGTGGAACGAATGGATGGCCGGCCAGTCGACAGCGCCGGAAATCCTGATGAAACAGGGCAGCTCCAGGCAGCTCTCGATGCCGTGGCCTGAGCGGATGCTGGCCTGCTGCCTTGAGATAGGGCTGCAGGAGGACACTGTGCTGGCCATGCCTATCGGTGATGCCGAGCGCCTTGTCCTGGCCCGTGCAGAGACCCATGGCGATGTCGAGCTATGGAGCCCGAAGGACGAGGCCCTGTGGCGCTGGATGAAGCAGCAGGAAGCAATCAAGAACTGATACCATGGCCATCTTCTCTCTACTCGCAAAACTCGGCCTCGATGGCACCAACTTTGAGTCAGGCCTAAAGAGGTCTCAGTCGATGGCTAAAGGCGTCGGACGTGAAATATCAGGCACCCTGGCTGGTATTTTTGCGGTAGATAAATTGGCGCAGTTCGGCATGCAAGCAATAGAGACAGCCGGAAAGCTGCAGGATCTTTCCAACCAGTTAGGAGTCTCTGCCGAGTTTCTGCAGGAAATGAAGTTTGCTGCGGATCTTGGAGGGGCTAGCCTTGAGGAGGTTGCCGCGGCGCTTGAAAAGGTTACCATAGCAAGAGGAAAGGCGCTTGGTGGAGATCAAGGCCTTCTTGATGCATTCGCCAGATTTGGAATCACCGCACAAGAGATCAAGACGGCCAAGATCGAGGACATCTTCCTGAAGATTGGCCGAGCATTTGAAGGAGACGCCAACCCTCAAAATTTGATTGCTCCATTCCGGGAGCTGGCAGGCAAAAGCGCAGGCGCATTAATTCCAGCCATGGCGACAGGACTGGCCGAAGCAGCAAACCAAGCCCGGAGCCTTGGCGTCATCATGTCGAATGAGGTCATCACAGCAATGGACGACGCAAACGACAGAATGGACATCCTAAAGGCAAAAACCACTGCAGGCATCGGAACCGTAATTGGAGGCATCATTCAACCGATGCTGAATGGAATTGAGCATGTCACCTCTGCTGTTCAAGCCTTTTTCCTAGCTTCCGCAACTCCAGAAGGAGGCAAAGAGCTGAAGGCAATGGACAACATCAAGCACATGTTTTCTCAGGCTAAACAGGCGTTTGTCACTTCATACGAGCAGACAGACATCGACGAACAAGCTAAGAAGGAAGCCGCGAAACGAAGCGCTGAAGCAAGGCGCCAAAGCCAGATTGAACCCGAAGGCGAGAAGTTTAAGACGGTCATGGTATCGTCAGCCACCGGCGACCAGCTCGCCCGCACTGGTGGATTCACCGCTTTTCAGTCGAACATGGACCGCTACTTTGGCAACGTAAGGACGCAAGCCCAAGACATCCGGGACATCGCCAAGAACACCAAGAGAACGGCCGATGCCGTTCAGGAATAAACCATGGCAACGATCCACCAAGCTCCAGAGCTGGCAAACTTTCCCGGATACATCGAGGTAAGCCGGAGATTCGATCAAACCGGATCCGGCACTGGTCCGGTGTGGACCATTGAGTACCGCGGCACCAAGGATGCCATTCGGCTGGCCACACTCAACTGGTCGAGCATCGGCGCCAAGTACAGCACCAACGAGGAAGGCCCATACGCCTCAGCCACCGTCATCTTCTCAGGCCCGACAGCAGACCCAGGCGACCCGATAGATGCCGCAACCGTACCAGTGGCCGGTCAGGAGACACCGGACATCCGCTACGAGTTCAGGACGGACTACCTCGACGTCTCTCTTTTTGCGCTTCCTGCTGTTGCCGACGAGGCCCAGTCGATAGGTGACCCAGCCTTCTACAAGAAAACCATTGAGGACGCTGTAGCCAGCGGCCAACAACTTACCGACGTCTCGCCATTGGCAAACCTGCCGCTGGCTAGAAAGGTTTTCCAGAAACTCTGCCGCGGCGAAGATTCCTTCCCGGTGGGGCGTGTGAGCCTAAGCCGTGTGGCTATGTTCTCGGGCAGTCTAGGGCTTCCCCAGGTGCCTCAGAGCATCCCTCCGGTTTACACACCGGCCAGCTTCATTGTTGCATGGAACCTTCCCTTTTCGGTCTACTCGATGCTGCCTTCCGTTCCTATTGATCCAAGAACCGGAAGGCCTGCAGCGCCCGCCGGCACGGTATGGGGCTGGAAGCAGACCAACTATTCGTCGAGCCTGATCGTCAAGACCAACATGGTGGAACAGAACATCTCCTGGACGTTCGCGCCGTACGACACCGACATTTACCCGATCATCTAACAACAACCCACAACACCCTCACAATCTATGGCAGACGAAATCCAAATGACAGCCCGGCTGTACGCAGCCAAAGGCGGCGCCTACCTTCCCAGCGTCACCTACACCAAGAGCGTGACTATGTCCGGCACCGACATGGGCAGCCAAACCCAAGTGATCGGCACCACCGTCGAGGCCTTGGATGTGCCCGTCGATGTCACCGCACCCTACAAGCTCCTGGTGAGCAACCTTGACTCCACCAACTTCGTCGATCTCGGATTCGTTAGCGGCACCTACACCATGCGAATCCCGGCCGGCGAGACCATGCTGATCCCTTACGTTGCCTCGGGCCAAACGCTCTACTTCCGAGCCGATACCGCCGCGGTAACCGTGCAGGCCACCTTCTGCGAAATCTAACGAACCACCCGCCATGGCAAACGAAGTTCAAATGTCGGCTAGGCTGTTCGCCGCCAAGGGCGGGGCCACCATCGACGGTACGACCTACACGGTGACGGCCAACATGACCGGCACCGATATGGGCCAGCAGACGCAGGACATTTCAACGTCTGCGGAATCACTTGATCTTACGGCTGATCTAAATGCGCCTTACCGTGTTTTGATTCGCAATCTTGACACGATCAACAGCGTTCAGGTTGGCGGCTACGACTCGGTGATCTATCCAAACATAGTCTATCCAATCCGCATTCAACCTGGAGAAATGTGCCTTTTGCCCCGTGTGGATTCCGGTTGGACAATGATGGTCAAATCGACCGCTGGCGTGGTGAAGATCATGGCTCAATTCTGCGAGCTGTAAGCTATGCCTTTACAACTGCCAGCCAAGCTATCCGAGCGCGGTCTAAAGGCAGACCATGCCCGGGCCATTAACCAACTGATCGAGGCCGTGCGACGGGTGCAGATCGTCGCCGGCCCCGGTCAGCGTGTAGAGCAGAACGCAAACGGCACGGTGCTGAAGACGCAGCCGGCCGTCACCCAGACAGCCGAGGAGTCTTGGTTCTATTGACCCATGCCATTCGCCACCAGTCGGACCGACCGGATGTTCACGGCCCGGAACCTGAACAGTCTTTATGGCCGAGCCGACCAGAAATGTGCCCGGGTGCTCGATGGCAAATCGCCGTTGTTCGCCAACTCGGCAGCAGGCGTATGGCAGGGCCAGTACCCGTATGGGGTATGGTACGTCTTCCGGAACGATCCGGCCTCTTGTAGGCGCCTTAGAGACCCGGGAACAGGCATTCCCGGCATCGGCTCAATTTACCGGGACAACCACGACCAGACGCAGGTGGCCATTGAGCTGTCGAAGCTGGAGAATCAATACCTCGACACCCAAGGCGGCCAGGTCTACGTCGACCATCCGATAATAGGCGCCGACCCGTTCACCTGTGACATAGGCACCATTCACTTCAGCTTTGAGCTGTTGACCCGGGAGGTGAATGGTATTCGGTACGACATCCACCTCGGCTGGGATCCGGACGACGGCAACGGCACCTCCTATGTCCGGGGCAGCCTAGGTGCAGCAATCGACCCCACACTGCCTCCTGGTCGAATCCACAAGCACCGGCTGGCCGTGGCTGAGATCGCTATTGAGGGACCAAACGAGTTCAGGATCCTCAACACTCACCAGCGGTACGACTGCTGGCGTGTTCACAACTGCAACCACAAGCCGGTGACGGTGTTTCTCCAACTGCCCGACGGTAGTTCGGACAGGCAATTTGTGGCACCAGGTGAATGCCGGAGCTTCCGGCGCCGGCCTGATGGAACATGGGGATATCGATTCCCGGGTGGATCTTTCAGTCGTTACTTTTTCCCGTACTTCACCGGCGACATCCCGTTTCTTGCTGAAGGCCCGCCATCCTGGTCGGACACGTCGACCCAATCGGAGTTCTTGAGCCTGGAACGATCCGCCCAGGCTAACAACGTCGCTAATCCATTCATCATCAACGAATGGCGCCGGGTGATGCAGGCCGTCTATGACCCGTCGCTGCCATACGACATCCGGCAGGTTTATTCCGGCGTCTATGCCGACCCGGCCAATGGAAACACCACGATAGGTAACGCAGTGTTCACCTGGGGCCGTGCCCTGGTGACCTACAGCAACGCGGCCGGTGATGTTTTCGACGATCAAATAAGGATCTTCACCGGAACCATCGCTTTCGCCGAGCAGATCAAGGACTTAGGTGTGGATGTGACAGTCAACCCGACCGACATCACAATGGTCAGCCGCCGCGGCACCATTCGGATCTACCCTATCGACGCCAACATCTTCACCACCGTTTTCGACCCGTTCTGGGAGATCACTACGGCAGGAACCACGATCTCGACAATTTATCCGGCGCAATACACCACCGAGACACCGGGGATCGGTTCCGGATCGGTCACATGGTCGGCAGGCAATGAGCCCACCATCTTCGAGTCGATGCGTGACCTCCGGCGCCGGGTGGCCGTTGAGCTGGGATTCCTGAACACCTTCGACGAGGTGGTCGATATTGAGGAGGAAAAGGTCAGCATTGTAACCATGACGCCTGCCGGGCTGTCTGTGAGAGGCTCCACATCAACCGGCATCGACGGCAACCTCCTGGTCAACTTCGAGACCACAGCAGAGACCAGCACTCTCTGGATTGAAAGCAGACCCGTCGGCTTTGGCGTAGGACCGTGGCAAAACTTCCGTTTCACATCAGGGACCAAATCGTTCCTCCTCGCAGTCCCAGGGGCATCCACGGCCTTGCAATGGGCCAACGTGCTCCCGGCCCGAAGTTGCACATCGAGCACGGGATCAATCCAGCAGGTCGAGGCGGTCAACTCGGCCTTCATCCCTCCTGGTGGACCTTGGGGATTTTCATCGAGTATCTACGACTTCGACTTGGTTCGTGCCTATCAGATCGACATGGCCACCGGCAGTACCGACGACAGGCCTTGGGGCGGCGACTTCTGGCGCAACAAATGGGGCGGCCAGAATGGATCCGATGCTTCGGTAAGGATCCCGGGCAGCCCCAACCAAACCCAACAGTTCGCTTTCGTTCCCGAGGCGCCAAATTCGTCATTCGTCGACCTCACCGATGCCGGCGCCGACGACATCTTCAAAGACCAGCGGCAGGCATCATTCGCCTCGACGGTGCCGTTCACCAGCTCGACCTATTCGCCGCCCTACCGAGACAACATGACGACCATCTCCTGGACGGGTGGCGTCGAGCAGGTTGGATTCCTCCTTCCGTACGCCCCAATCGAGAACCCGTACCAGCCCGGTGGCGGCCCGTTCTTCCACAAGATCCCGAAGTCGGCCTGGCTGTGGAACTTGCTGGAATGGACCATCCGGTCATGGACCCGGGCGGTGCCTCTTTGCCAAGGCCAGGGCGTCTGCCCGATTTACGATGCATCGAGCCTTTACACTGTCGGCGACCTGCTCACGTTCGGGACAGGCTTAGAGTCCGGTGGCACATTGCCATCCTACTACGTTTCGGAGGCTGGCCACGACATCCTGATCGCCAACGGTGTGACGGCCTACAAGGACCAGGACGCCGGAGGCAACGATTACTGGTATGTTCCGGCAATAAACCTGGCCACCTATGTGCGCGGACGAGGTTTCAATAGCTTCAACTTCGACGCCGAGAACGGCCAACCAAACGAGGCCGTTCCTGTGCTTTCAACAAAATACATCCCACTGAGATCGTATGGAGTCGGCGAAACAAACCAGTCCGGTGGGTACTACGACGTGACGGCTGGCGCCGATAAATATTTGTCCATCCGATACGTCGACTTGCGTCTGCCGAATGAGCTGAGTGCCTAGTTCTTGACCCGTCGATACCCCTGCCTCCACAGGATCTTACCGAGCCATTGCCCGTGGCGCTCGACTTCATCCTCGAGCCACTCTGGATGCATGTGGTGCAGCAGTTCATGCACCAGCACCTCAAGCCTGTATCGTTCAGTCATTCGAGGATCCAACTCGACCAGTCCACCGCCCACCCAAGCCAGGCCGTCTGCCTTGTGACGGTGCAGTTTCCGTTCGGTGATTCTGACTCTAGGTGTTGCCATAGTGCTTGAAATCAAAAGGAAAAAATGCTTGCAATCATCCGTGAACATTGTTCCAGCACGCAAGCGTGTCATGGCTATCGGATGCTCTCATGGCAACCGGGCCAACCGTGACGCGCTGGCTGCTGCACTGCTCTTCCGGGAGCAGTATCGTCCCGATGAGGTCATTCACCTTGGGGATGCGTATGATCTTGCGAGTCTTAGAGCAGGCGCTCTGAACAACGATGGCGACTCCGATGCAGCAGACGACTACCTTGATGATATCGACGAGGGGCGGAGGTTTCTGGGGGCCTTGAGGCCCACCGTGTTTCTCGTGGGGAATCATGATGAACGTGCCCGTCGCCTACTGACCCACCACAATGCCGTTGTTCGTGGCTTTGCGGAGGCCGTGTGGCAACGGATGCTTGAGCCGATAGAAAGGCACGCGCACACGATCATCAAGACTCACGATGTGCTTCCTCGTTCCTGGTACACGCTAGGCGGTTACAAGTGGGGCCATGGGCTTCTGTACGGCGAGAACTTCCTGCGCGACACCGCGGAGACTTGGGGCAACACCGTGGTGGCCCACGCGCATCGCGCTGGCATGGCTACAGGGCGCAGGAGCGACCATCCGGTGTGTTTGTCCCCGGGGACGCTGGCGGACGCGCCTTGCATGGATTACGCGCTAAGGAGGAGGGGTACACTGGCGTGGTCCCATGGCATCGTGTTCGGCGAGTACACCGAAGACAGCGCCCAGCTCTACGTTCATCAGTGGAAACAGGGGGAAAAGCTATGGAATCTGCCGAGCTTCTAAGACGCATCAGGGACGAACTTCAGAAAAAGACTCAGGTGCCTGATTCCGAGTGGAAAACCGCTCGGCAATGGGGCATTGTGTGGGGCCTTGGACTTGCTCAAACCAACAAGATGTTATTGCAGGGCATGGAGTCTGGCCTGATGGAAATGGAGCGATTCCGAGTTAAAACACCCACCCGCGGAGCCTACCCAATCCCCCACTACCGATGCGTTTCTTCAACAAATCCAAGCCATCCATCGAAGTCGAAGTAGTCAGCCTCGACGCCAAACTGCGCGTCGGCGAGACCAAATGGGACGCCGTGGTCTACCGCAGGGTCGACGACGGCCAAATCCACTGCCGTCCTAAGGTCGAGTTCTTCGCCAAATTCGTGCTGATCGACAAGAAGTGACAGCGGTTTCGACTCGGTAAACATTGGTGTTTATTCAAAATCTACAGAAAAACGGTTTTCTCTGTAGACGTGATGCATGATCTCGTTCATCTTGATCACGTCGAAAGCAACAGCAGCAAACCAAAGCAAAACATGAGCAAAACCCACCATCCTATCGCCGGCTCCAAGTTCTCCGCTTCAACCCTTCGCCGTCTGGCTAAGAAGAATCTTTTCTTGGTCAGCGCGACATGGATCACAGGTACAGATGGCAGCTACGCCAACGGTGAGACCGCCTTCCTTGTTAGCGACGGACGGATGCTAACCTTGCTCCAGGTTCTCAAGGCATCGAACTGACACCTTTCAGGGCCGGTGGCGCCCATTAAGCCACCCATCCGACCTGTGAGGAATACAGGGAACCAGGGGCGCGACTGGTCAACGCGCACAACTCTCCAAACCATGACCACTCTCTCCAACCTTATCTCGGCCCTGATCATCGTAGAGTCCTCCGGCAACGATCTAGCCATTGGCGACAACGGACGCGCCATAGGCCCCCTGCAGATCCACCGCGGTGTGGTTCTCGATGTGAACCGGATCACCGGGAGCCACTACCGGCACCAAGACATGACCAACAGGGTGGCGGCCCGGGCTGTGTGCGAGGCCTACCTGAAGCACTATGGCAAGAACTGCACCACCGAGCAGCTCGCCCGCCGTTGGAATGGCGGTCCTGCAGGCGACCGCAAATCTGCCACAGAGGCCTACTGGGCCAAGGTGAAGAAGGCGATCAAATGACCAAAACTAAAACCATCCTCATCGACATGGACACTCACAAGAAGCTGAAGGCTCATTGCCTCGCTGCCGGCCTCAAACTACAGGCCGTGGCCGACAAGGCCATCGCTGCTTGGCTAAAGAAGGCCGCCCGATGAAACGCATCCTCGCAATAGATCCCGGCCTGTCAGGCGGCCTGGCGCACTACGCAGCAAACCGAGTCACCCTGGAGCCAATGCCCGACACCGACGGCGACGTGCGGGAGGTGGTGATCAACTACCTGTCGCAATCGGATGTGGTTTACATCGAGAAGGTGGGCGGGTACATCGGTGGAAAGGGAGCACCGGGTTCATCGATGTTCAACTTTGGGCGCAACGTAGGGTTCCTGCACGGGCTCATTGCCTCAATGCTCACCCGCTGCATCGAGGTGCCGCCACAGCGTTGGCAGAAGACGATTGGGGCTGGCACCTCAAAGACGCACGGAAAGGGCTGGAAGGGCCATCTAAAGGGCTTGGCGCAGCAGCGTCAGCCTAGCATCCACATCACACTGAAGACCGCGGACGCTGTGTTGCTCTTGGAGCACGCCATGATTACGGAGGGGCTCAAGTGATCAGCGACACACCGATATCAGACTCGACTCCGCACAATGTGGCCGACTTGGGTATGCTGTGCAGGAAGTTGGAACGCGAACTCAACGCGGCCAATGACCACATCAAGCGGTTGGAGGAGGCTGATGATTGTCTCCGTGACGCCGTACCATTCCTGCACTGGTATGTACAAATTGAACACTGGCGCAAAGCCAAGGAGGCCAAGCCGTGAGCGAACCAATCAACGACGGAGGACCGGCGTTTCCAAGTGAAACAGAGTGGGGCATGACCCTACGCGACTACTTTGCCGGTAAGGCGATAGAGGCATTGATTGTCAGAGGATGGGGCTTAGAGAATGCATCTGGTAAGGCTTACGAAATAGCCGACGCGATGCTCAAAGCGAGGGAGGCCAAGCCGTGAGTGACAAATACTGGGCAGTGATGCCGTGTATACTCTTGATCCTGTTTGCCTGCATATTTTCAAATCTGATTGGATTCAGCAGGGGCATCGAAAATCTACAGCGTGAAGCAGTTCTTAAAGGCCATGCCGAATGGGTGGCCGACAAGAACGGTAGTCCACAATTCAAATGGAAGGAGTGCAAATGAGCGAACCAATCTACTTTTCAACCAACAGCCACCCGATATCCAACCCAACGACCCAAATCATGCGGGTCGATCTGGATGGTGGATTCACGGTCAACGAATCCATACCCGCCACAGACGCTGCGAAAATGGTTCTTGGACTGATGAAGGAGGAATGGCTGGCCGATGCACAGGCCACCAAGATTCGCGAGCAAGAGGACCGCATAAAGCGGCTGGAAGAGGCGGGAGATGAAATGTACAAGTTTATCAATCCTCCTTCGCCGTGCATGAGGACGACCAGAATGGACGATCTACTGCAGGGTTGGGATGACGCAAAGATCAACACAAAGGAGGTCAAGCCGTGAGTCTCGAAGAACAACTACGAAATGACGCTCAGTCACTTCGAGAAGTGGGGTGGTTCAACCGCGCAATAATGATGGATGCAGCAGCTAACGAGATTCAGAAACTGAACGAGCGCATCAATCGATTGGCTCAGGCCGGTGACTGCTTATTGAGTCATCGCAACAGCACCGATTATCACGAAAAAGTTAGAGAGTGGGACAAAGCAAAGAAGGACAAATTATGACAGACCTAGAACAGTTTGTATCGATAGCTGAGTTGAATGAAGAACTCATTTCTGAAATTGAGCGGGAGAACGAGCGGCTAAAGGAACAGAACAAACGACAGAACGAAGTGATTATTTCGCTGCGTGAAATGTATGCCAAGGAGGCCAAGCCGTGAGTGACAAATATTTCCCGTGGCCAATTCTGATGCTCCCTCTCGGTTTGGGGTTTATTGTTGGTATGTTGCTCGGAACGATATCAACCAGTAGCTCATGGAAAGCATCAGCGGTGAAAACAGGCCATGCTCAATGGGTTGCGAACGAACGTGGAGAAGCGGAGTTTAAATGGAAGGAGGCCAAGCCGTGAGCCGTCTTGTTAACGCCAACAAAATGGTCGTCAGCAAAACCCCGCGCACAGACCGGCAGCCATACATCACGGCGGGATTCAATCAGTTCGTGAAGATCGGATTCGCCCGTCAGCTAGAGCGGCAACTGGTTGGTGCGAACAAGCGCATCAAAGAACTCGAAGCCAAAGTGGATGAACTCCATGACCTCAAGAAATGGTTGGAGGGACGATGAACATACCAATCGGACCAGCCGCATTCATCTTCAGACACAAGCGAACCAATCAAATCGTCGTCGTTCCAAACGAGCGATGGCATGAATTGTACGACAAGAAGGAGGACTGGGAACACACTGCAAGCGTGAATGCTTGCGGAGCTTTACAGTACATCATCGACGCCAAACCGGCTGAACGGAAACGATACATCAAGTCACTTACGGAAAAGCCATGAGATCAGCCAAGGAAATACAGCGTGAAGGCGACGGTCTGCGCGTGCTTTCACGCGGAGAAGTGGGCGCAGCATTCAAGGCAGCGCGTGCCAAGAAGATTGAAACGACCTCCTACTGGACGCGCAAACGCGGAAAGGCAACCAAGTGACCGACAAGAAGACCATCGAGACTATGATGGAATACGGCGGCAACTTTGTGCGGAAACTGGGCGCCGCTGCCTTGGTGGCCGACCAGCAGAATCTAAACCGCATCAAGGCCACCTGGCCCGAGTACTGGAGCCAATACGCACGGATGGCAAAGCAACTTTCCGAGGTCGAAAAGCAGGCCTCGAAATAACACAACAACAACGACAACACAGCAACACATGGGAATCACAGTCACAAGCAACAAGGGCGGCGGCAACTTCGAGCCGTGCCCGGAATACACAGGCCGAGCAGTATGCGTCGACATCACGCCGCTCAAGGCCTACGAAACGCAGTATGGCACCAAGCAAAAGTTCAAAATCGCATTCGAGCTGGACCTGATTGACAAGAGCCGCAACCCGGTACAGCCCTGGGTGGTAATGACAGCCCCAATGACCGCCAGCTTGCACGAAAAGGCAGGCCTGACCCGGTTCCTCAAGGACTGGTATGGCCGAGCTCTCACCGCTGAGGACACCACAAGCCTCAACCTTGACAACCTCATCGGAAAGCCTGCCACCGTGGTGATCGTCCATGAAAAGAGCCAGGACGGCACCAAGACGTTCGCCAACATCAAACTCATCATGCCCCACAAGGTCGGTGAGCCACTCAAGCCGTCGGGCCTGTGGGTACGCTTGGAAGACAGGCCGCCCAAGGACGAGCAGGGGCAGCCCCAGGAGCCCGCCAAGGTCGACCTGAGCAGGGTGCAGGTGCACGTCGGCAAGTTCAAAGGCACGGCGATCTCCGACCTCACCGAGTCGGCCGTCAACGGCCTGGCTGATGTGTGGATTCCGAAAGCCATGGCCAACAAGGACATCACGGCCGAGGACAAGCGCCTCATTGCCGCGGTCAACGCCCGCCTCGAAGAGATCAAGGCCAACAAGGAGAT